ATGAAGGAAGAGATAGATACAGGGGAGTATGCCTTTGTCAGAACTAACCTAGCTAGGGAAGTTTATAGCAAGCTTATTTCTGATTTGGATAAAGCTCCTGCAGGAATCCAGGTGCTTTCTTGGCAACAGCGTATTCATCAGATATTCCCAGATAGGGAACAAGGAGGTAGGATTATAGATGCCGAGTTTGAAGCAGTTGACAGCATCGAGGCAGAACATTCGCAGGGCGAACTTGCACAGGCGAGTGAGGCAGCCTCTGATGAGATTCAAGAGTAAGCTTAAAGCTAAGGGGTTCATGTGAAGATAGTCCTTGTAGAATGGGATGATGCCTCTTCAAATGATGCTTGGCATGATAGAGATTGTTCTATACACATAACTCCTTGCGTGTCTTGTGGTGTCCTAACTCGTGAGGATAATAAGGAAGTTGAGGTAGCACTCAATATAAATTCTTATAGTAAGAGTGATTTTATAGCAATTCCAAGGGGATGTATAAGAAGGATTAGAACTCTATGCCTAAAATAGATACAATCAACCTAGCTGGTAATCTCCTGTACATTGTTAATAAAGCAGGTCAAGTTGTCCCTTACATATTCAATGATGTCCAAAGATATTTCCATACCCATAAAGCACTCCGAAACATAATCCTCAAAGCTCGTCAGCTTGGTATATCTTCCTCAATCCTTGCTTCTATGTTCCTTCGATGTATCATTGTCGAGCATTCAGCTTGTGCAGTAGTGTCCCATGAGACAAGAGCTACCCAGAGACTTCTGGATAGAGTCCAATTCTACTATGAATCTATGGATGAACCTAAACCAGTTCTTGGTGCTGAGTCCAGGTCTGAGAAGAGCTTCCCTGAGTTAGACAGCAGTATCTATATTGGTACATCTGGGGCTAGAGCATTCTCAAGGGGGGACACTATCCATGTTGGTCACTTATCAGAGGAAGCATTCTATGAAGATGGGGAGAAGATTGTATCTGGTATACAGGATGCTATTCCTCTTAATGGGGAGCTTACGAGAGAGTCTAGTCCTAATGGAGAGAATAACAGCTTCTTTGATACTTGGGACAAGGCTAAACAGGGTAAGTCTCCTTACAAACCTTTCTTTTTCCCTTGGTGGTTGGGTTTGGATTACCAAATACCAAGGAATCCATCAGACCCAGATATACTTAATCTTCTCCAACCACAGGACTTAGGTGAGCTTATCTACACAGATGATGAGCAATTCCTTATTGATAATCATAATCTTACTGAGGCTCAGATAAGATGGAGGGGAGACCCTGTATTTGACCAGAGCCTCTTGACAGATTTAGCCAATGTCTGTTATGATGGAGAGAGACATCCAGATGGTTGGAGCTATTGGCTTCCTCCCATTGACAAGATGAGTTACATGATAGGAGCAGATACATCATCTGGTGCTCCAGAGGGTAGCTACAGTGCTGCTGTTGTTATAGACAGTCTTTGGAGAGTATGTGCTACCTTCCAGGCTAGGATTGAGCCTAACCAGTTTGCAGATGTGCTGAAAAAGATGGCTAAATGGTATAATAATGCTATGATAGCAGTAGAAAGGAACTTTACTGGCTATGCTGTGTTGGAGCAGTTAGTGGATTATCCAAATGTTGCCCATCAAATAGATTTCACTACTGGGAAGGTAACAACTCAGAGAGGTTGGTGGAGCAATGACCAAACAAGGAGTATGCTTATGTCTGTTACCAAGGAGAATTTACCCAAAATTAAGCTATGGGATTCTAACTTGGTCAGACAGCTTCGTAGTTTCAGGTTTGTAAAACTAAAGACAAAGTACAGAGAGCAAGCACAGACCTTTGATGATTTGGCTCTAGCTTTTATGATAGCCCTTACAGTTAGAAAGTCTGGAGCAGTGGCGAAAGGTTTTCAGGGGAGCTATAATGCTTGGGGATGGTAGTTACACTGTAAGGAGGAAATATGGAAAGTGATATAAGTAAAGTAAAAACAGACATACAGTCTCTGAAAGCCTTCTGGTATCAGAGAAACCTTAAATTCAAAGAGTGGTATGAGACTCTTACCTTAATTGATTTACTTGCAGCTAAAGGTCTTGAGTCTTATGTGAGTAATGAGCCTCAAACATTCTATAATATGGCTCACTACCTCCTTACTAGGGGTGAGCTTTCCCACTCAATAGCTATAAACAGTGAGTCTTCCATTGAGTTAGACAAGAGAGCAAAAGTTGATAGAGGTTGTCAATATGCGTGGAAGCAGATAGACAGGGAGAGAAAGCTTGGTGGTTCTATGCCCTTCCTTGATGAGCTTGGTCACTACCTCCTTGTCCTTGGATGGTATTCAGGAGTTCTCCTCTTTGATGAGAAAACAGGGATGCTTAAAGCTCAGCTTTGGAATCCTTATGATGTTTACCCCCGATATGCCAATGAGAGACTGGTTGCTTGTGTACATAGCTATAAGATTACAAGGGAGGAAGCTAGGATAAAAGCAGAGAGCAATGGATGGGAGTATGAGCATCCTGGTATATTCTCCCCGACTGCAGAAGTAGTCCTTGATGATTACTGGAGGTTGGAGGGGAATACCCTTTTCAATATGATATTGATTGATGGTAAGCAAGTAACTGGGTGGGTAGATAGACCTGAAATGAAGCTTCTTGTAGCCCCAGTTGCTGGCTTCCCTGATAAAGGTAGCCTTACCAAAAAGACAGGTGATTGGAGGAAACTTTCAGGAAGGAGTATCTTTGAGGTTAATGAGTCTGTATCCTATGCTTATAACAAATGGAGAACAATGATAAGTCAGATTCTCAGGGATACAGCTCAGTCTATCATGGAAGAGTTCAGTCAAACTCCCCAAGCTACTGTAGAGCAGCTAAGGGAGAGAGCACCACTTTTCCACTATGCTCCTGGTGAGGAAGGACTAAAGAGACTTCCTCCACATACTATCCCTATTGAGATACAGGCACATCTCATAGATATTAGTAAGGAAATGCAGAAAGGTAGCTTTAATGATGCTGTCTTTGGTATGATGGAAGGTCAGAAGTCTGGGTATGCTTTATCCCAGCTTGCTTCTAGTTCAGCTAACCAGATTCTTTACCCTTATATGGAGGCTAAACATTTCTTCATTGAGGAGGGTGATAACTTCAATTTATCTAATTTGAAGAAGAGTGGAAAGGTGTTCAATATCAAGGGTAAGTTCATTGAGCAGCTAAAGCCAGAGGAAATTCCAGAAGAGGTGAATGTCACTGTGGAATCTGAGGTAGCTACCCCCAAGGATATGCTTGAGAAAGGTACAATAGCTTACTACCTTCGTGACCATCTGGACAAAGCTACGCTTATACATGATGTCATAGGTAAGAAAGACCCACAAGCTATTCTCAGAGCTAAGAGGGTGGATACTATACTTGACTCACCAGAGTCTTTGGCTATTGAGAAGATAACTATATATAGGAATCATGCTAGGTATCTTCGTGATAGGGGAGACCCAAGACAGGCTGACCTGTTTGACAATGTAGCTAATGCTATGGAGGCTCAGATAGGAGCACCAGCCCCAGGGCAAGGTAGACCTCTTGAAGCTGAGGGTATAGCTGCTCAGAGAGAAGCTGGTGGAGCAGTTGGCAATACACGAAGAGTGCTTGGTCAATTCACAGAGCAGGATGCAGCTAGATTAGCTGACTTGGAGCAATTAGCTTCTACACAGAAACAAATCTATATGTCAAAGTTCACTCCTGAAGCTTGGGCTGAGACATCATTTCCTGAGAGAGCTGCAAGGGGGGTAGGTGCTATCCTCTATAATCCTCCTGCGTGGTTCAGGAATATAACTCCTTGGACAGAGTATGGTCTTACCCCAGAGCAAGCTGATGTCTATATCAGGGAGACTGAAGCTGAGGTTCAAGAGCTTCAGAGAGTGCAGAGGGTAGCAGAGAGAGCACCTACTATCAAGGATTACCTTACTTCCTTGGCTCTGAGTGGTCTCCTTAGTGGTGAAGAGGCTCAACTCTATGAGCTTATCCCAGAACTTAATCCTCGTGCTCCAGAAACACAGAGGTTGCCTTTGACAGAAGAGGAGAGGCAGTGGTTCATAGACTACAATGAGTCAATAGCAGGGAAGTCTGCTGAGGAGATTGCCCAGCTTTATACTGGTGGCTTTCCTGTTCCAGAGGATATAGAAGATTGGATGAAGTCAATCAATATCTACCCTGCTTCTGAGATTTCTCCTACCCAGGTCTTATCTGCTATAGCTTTTTCCAAGGATATAAGTGAGATTGGTAAGTACCTTGAATTAGCTTATCCCCCACAGGTAGAGAACATTGATAAAGCTTTTCAGGATACTATAACAGAGAATGTTAATGTTGAGTTAGAAGCTGAGGGAGTTAGAAGCTGAGGGAGTTACTCCTTCAGGGAACTTAGTTGATGATATGAAAGCAGCTCAGCAAGCTGCATTGCAGAGAATTGCTGATACTGGAGTGCCTGATACTATCACTATTGGTATTCCAGGAGTAAATGAGCAAGTTATAACCATCCAGAGAAAGGATGATGGTATTTACTTTGGTGGGGAGAAGATAGCTAATATTGATGAAAGTGGAAAGGTGGTTACTATGCCACCAGCAGAGGAGTATGTAATACAGAGTACTTCTATGACAATGGGGGATACTCTGAGGGATGTACTCCCAGGAATATCTGACCAAGCAATACAGGCTTTCTGGACTTTGATGAGTACAAAAGCAGGTATTGTTTCTTGGTACAAGGAGTATATAGATACAGAAATAACTGTTGATTCACCAATTATAGGTCTATTAGATACTTTTGCTAAACAGATTCCTCCTACTGTTGTCCCAGAGGACTTATCCCTTGTTCCTATCCAAGAAGAGCTTGCAGGATGGGAATATCCTCTTCGTGCTTGGTTTGCTGGCTGGGGAGATGTCTTCTCTACAACAGGGAGTGCTATGAGATGGCTTGGTGCAGAGGGCTTTGCAAATACTTTGTATAACAAAGGGTCAGAGATGCAACAGATTATGCCAGAAGTGGCTAGTCTTGAAGATTTCCACTGGACAAATATGTTCAATCCTAGATATTGGTCTACACCACAGTTTCACCAAGTTATGTTATCTGGATTACGAGCTGTTCCTTTCACATTAGCCCTTATCCCAGCAGCTCTGGCTGGTTGGACTGGAGGAGCAGCAGTTGGTGGAGCAGTTGCTGCAAAAGTTGGTCTTGGTGCTTTTGGTACTACTGTTCTTACTACAGTTTTTGGTGGTGCTGGTGGTGCTGCTGTGGCAAGACCATTAGAGTCTGCTATGGAAGCTGGGAATACTTTTGATATGATGCTTAATCAAGGTGCTACCTTTGATGAAGCAGATGAAGCAGCAGATGAGACATTCTGGAATAATATGAAGCTTTATGGTCTTGATGCTGTCCAAATAGCAGCTATGTTTGCCCCAGTTCCTACTCCTGCTAAGTATGTTGCAACTGGAATTACCAAGGGTCTTTTTACTACAGCTAGAGTTGGTGGAAGGGTTGTTGTCACAGGTTTGACAGAAGCTGGTGAGGAATACTACCAGAATGCAGTGCAGAGAGGAGCTATGGGTGAGGAAGACCCTTGGAGATGGGATTCTGAGGCACAGCTTTGTGCTACTATTGGTGGTATGATGGGTATTGGTATGGGTGGAGCTGGTGATGTATTATCAGGAATTATCAATAATACTGAGACCTACATGACTGCTGAGCAGAAGGAAATCTATGATACCTTAAAAGCAGAATCCATAGAGGAGCTTGAAGCTAAAGGTGTGGACAAAGCTCAGGCTGAGCTAACAGCAGCCAAGAGAGCCTTGGATGACTATGCTTCTACCCCAGATGGTGCTGAGCTTGTTGCAGAGCTTACAGAGGTAGCTAAGGAGGATGCCTACAATGCTGAGATTACTGACCCAGCTAAGAGGGTTCATACCAAGAGGGTAGAATTCCTCCAGACCCAGCTAGAGAAGTTTAATTCAGCAATCAGGGACTACCAGAATGCTTATGATGCTGCTGTGGCTGAGATAGAGACTACTACTTCTCCTTGGAATAAAGCTAGTATCCAGGATAGATTGATAGACCTGAAGGAGAAGATTAAGACTACTCAGAAGATTAGGGATAATATCAACAGTGAACTAAGAAAGCTAGGAGCTGAGGTGGTAGAAGAGGGTATCCCTATGCCAAAAGCTACACAAAATGAGATGTTGGCTGAAGCTAGGGATGAACTTATCCAGAGAGAGGGAGAGGGAAATATAGAACCTAATCATCTTTATTCTTATGGAACAGCAGATGGTGAGTATCT